AAGCGAGATGGGTCATGTCATGAACTACACCGATAAAAGTTATTTGCGCTTCGCCTTTTTCTTCGGCGGCGGCGCTGCGGATTCTTGCACAGGTTGACGGCTAGGGCAAGCGACAAATTCAACGGCGGAAGGCATCCGGTAGATGCGTGCTTTTTCGTTCGTTTCGTCGGCCAAATCCTGAGCGGTTTTGACTGCCGCAGAATAACCTGCGACAGTCGTCACACCGATGCTAGAAACCACCAAGAACATTAGGGAGTGAGAGTGAGGATCTTCAGAGCGGATCCATCTGCTTTGGCAGCGCCGAACATCACATCGTAGGAAGCCCAGAGCGAGCGGCTCTGACGGCTGACCCACATGTTCATCTGTACGGACAGGCCAAGGTCAGGAATGATCACGGTGTCTTGCGATACCATGTCAGAAGCAACTGCGGAAGCAACAGGAACGCCCGAAGCAACGGCGATAGCTTGAGGAGAGCAAGCAAAGCCGCGGATGTTGGAGCCTGCTCCAGTCCAGCGGTTGTTGTAGCTGAAGAAGTCAAAGCCATACATGCCCACGTTCTTGCCGCCAGAAGCGAGTTGGAACGCTTCCAAGTTGGAGGGAAGGAACTGAGCGTAGATCGAGCCATCCAAGATCACATTGCGAACGTCGCCATCTTTCAGGGCAGCCCACAGAGCTTTCAGATCAGCCACGCCAACATCGGCAGCGGTGTCTTTATCCACGACAGCCGAACCGAAGTTGGTGGTCGTCACTGGAGTCAGAGCGATGTCGATGATTTTGTTTGCCAACTGGTGCAGGTTGATCTTGGCGATGTTCTCCAGGCGGAAGCCTTGGTTCAGTTCCTCATTGCTCAGGGCAAACGAGTTGCTGTATTGGTTCACCGTCACTGCGACGTTATCCAGCGTGCTGTTGCCGCTTTCGAAGTCGGTAGCGTTGGTTTGAGTGGTTGAACCGGCGGTAGCGATCGGAACTTGGATCGTGGCGCGAGGTTTGACGGCTTCGGCGGTGAAGTCTTTCGAGAAAGAGTTCAAGGGAGCCAAGCGAGATTGAAGAACGGTGATCGCGGTATCGCGAAGAACGTCCGTCACCAATGCGGAGTCGAATGTGTTAGCCATTGTTTTTTAGTTAGTGAGAGTTGAGTTTGTCCCAGTTTTTGAGACGCGCTTCCAAGCGAGCTTTCGGGTCAGCGATTGCTTCGATTTTGGCGCGAAGTTGTTCAGCGTTGAGTTCTTCCGGCTGTTCGTCGGAAGCAACGTCGAGAGGAGCGATCCCAGCTTGTGCAACGATCTCGGCAGCGCGAGCCTCGGCGGAAGTGCTAGCTTCCACGATGCTGGCTTCTAGTTCTGCGACTTTGCTTTGAGCCTCAGCGAGCGAAGCGGTCAGGGTTTTGCGCTCGGCGGTGATTTCGTCGAGTTGCGCCTTAATGGTGGCAAGTTCGCCGATAGCGTTTTCCAAGTCACTAGTGCGCTCGGTCAGTGCTGCGGTCATCTCGGTGATCTCAGCTTGCGCGGATTCGAGGCTTGCTTCCAGTCCTTGAACTTTTTCAGTCAAGACTGCATCAGGGCGGAATTTGTCCAGAATGCTCATTGCCTTTGCGTTGGTGTCAAAAATTTCATCTGCGAATCCTAGTTCGATCGCCTGATCTGCTGTCATCCAAGTTTCTTTTTTCATGAGCCTGCGGATGTCGTCTTTATCTCGCTTCGTTTTTTCAGCGTAGATACCGGCGATTTCGTCGCTGATGTTTTCGAGTAGTTCAGCATAGCGCAAAAGTGTCTCGCTATCGCCCTGAGCGCCGCCACTGGCCTCATGAATCATGATCTTGCCGTTGCTGGCAATTTCCACCTTGTCAGCCGCCATCGCGATGACGCTGCCCATCGATGCCGCGAGTGTGTTGATTCGTGCAGTAACGTAAACGCCGCGCTCGCGTAGCTTCTTCATCTCGTTGAAGATGCGGTATCCTTCGAAGACACTGCCGCCGCCAGAGTGGATTTCCACCTCCAGAGTATCGACTGCATTATCAGCACAAGCCACGATCTCTCCGAAAGCGTAAGAGTTTTCCACCGCCTTCATGCCGTAGACTTTGGCGATGTCGTCAATCAGCTTGTCCACGCTGAACTTGTCCACATGGTCATTCAGCTTTACCTTTGCCGCTTTGTTTTCGATTTCGATCATAGAGTTTTCGAGTTGTTTTGATTGTTGATTTGCCCATGTCTGCCCAGCGTCGCCGCCCCAGAGCGCCCATGCGATTCTCCCAGCGCTTGGATAGCCTTCTTCGCCTTGTCGGAATCCCTCAGCTTGCTTATCGACTTCATGCCGGGCGAAGTATGAAACCATGCGGTTGATCGTTTCCAGCGAGAGATTGACGCGATTGCTGATGTCACGCGCGCGTGCAACTCCGACGGCAGTTCCGCCTCGGTTGTATTCAGCACGCCATGCCAAGCCGCGCCGCGCTTCCTCTGCCATTTCCACCGTCGGTTTCATTATGCCTCCACTGCTACAACCATGATGCTGACTGCGGCCGTGTCTGCTTTCGCATAAAGCGTAGCCGATGAAGGCGTGAACAAGCAGACCTGGCCAGCAAGCAATTTCGTTTTGAACACCGTTAGACCGGAATCGCCGCCAAGCTCCACAAAGTTGGTGGTATCCAAGTTGCGAATCATCACGAACTGAGGAGCGCCGGTGATGTCGCCAAACGATACAAGCTCGGCAGTCGTGCCGATGTTCTGAGTCGCTTGGAACATGTCGGTTCCAGCCATGTTCGCGAAAAGGTTCGCGGTTTGATTGACTGATGCGTTGCCTTTGGTCGCTTTGAGCGCCACTGAAAATGATACTTCGTTAGCCATTGCTTTGCGTTGTTTGTGTTGGAGTTTCGTTCGGAGTTAGCATTGCCATCTCGCGATCCTCGATGACGATGCCAAGTCCTGATTCGTTGATCGCTTTCTGCTTCAGCTTCTGTTGCGTGAGATAAGCAATTCGCTCATCGAGGTGCTCGTCTGGCGATTTACCGAGATAGCCAAGAATATCTTGCGGATTGAGGAATCCGCCTTTCCACATCTCGATCAGTTCCTTGGAAACGCGTCCGTCGTCGATCGTGAGCTTTTTCGGGTAGGTGAATTTCCATTTCCACCAATCGCTTGCTGCTTGCAAGCGCCCAAGATTGATGAGTTTTGCAACTGCATAATTGATGATCCGATTCGCAGCGTATTCCAGAAGGTCTTGACGATCTTCCACGGCTCGCTGTGCGCGTCCTAGATCGGCACGCTCTGCGGTTCCTTGCCCGGTAGCGTGCCAGACCATCGAGTAGGGCCAGTTGATACCTGCAAGCGCCTTGCGGTATATCCGATTCTGGAAACTCTCCCACATGTCGCCGGGTCGATCATTCTTCACGACTTCCAGCTTGCCTCCTGACTTTGCGGAGAAATAGCGAACCGTGCCGCCTTGGTAAGTCTCGGAGATGATGCCGCTTTCGTTCGTGCAGTTTGTCCCGCCGATGATATTTGCGTTGTCATCAATGTCTGGCAAGCCAGTCTCATTGTGCTCCGTCATCACGATGGATGAAAGCATGAGCTGTGCGTAGCGTTCCCATTCGTGCGATTGCAGGGCGTCGCGCAGGTCATTTATCGCGTGAGTGAATGCCGGTAATCCGCGCCCCTGTTCCTGCCAAGATGGGTCAAAGATATGCACCATGTTCTCGGCGCTGATGTATTGGATCAGATTGCCTTGTTCATCATTGAAGCAATAAGCCGCTGGTGCGCCATTGGCGTAGATGATGCCATCAGTGAGAGTCCTTCCGCGATACTGGCCAGTGGTCAGCTTGCCATCCTGCATGTCCCTTGGCGTGGCGATCCGATGCGCTGGAATTTGCTGGATTTTCGGGTAATCATTGTCGGTCTTTGTCAGCAGGATGAAAGCCTCGCCGTCGCGGTCGACCGCGCATGACATGGCGTAGAGATTCGTCTGGAACGTGTTCTGCCCTCCGCGAACGTCGCAGATGCGATACCATTCATCGTTGAGTAACTCCTCGGATTGCATCGCGAACTCGCGATCCTTGGATTTGCTCTGAGCTTGCCATGAGCGCCCGACGGCATACATGGCTTTTTGTTGGATTGCACCGAGCAGCACGCCTTCATTTAGATAAAGCCGACGCGAGAAAGATACCAATGCCTTGCGGTCATAGCTCGGCACTAGTTCGCCGATGTCCTTCATCTGCACGGGTTGATATGGTCGCGCTGGTGAATATCTCACCGCGCTCTGCGCTGCCTTCCATGGCTGTCCGTATTGGTCGACGATCATAAAGTTTTAGGATGGTGTCAGCATGTCTCCCACCGTGCGGGAGTTCGGGCGGATGCCGCGCTTAATCCACGCGATAGCAGTATTGAGCACGACTAGCCGAGTCGTCTCAGGTAGCGATACCAGCACTGTGTAGCTGATGCCGTTCTTCTGGGAGTTGGTCAGCGTGTTTCCGCCGCCTTTTGACAGCATCCCAGTCAGCGCCGCGGCGCGAGCGTCAATCAAAGATCGGAGAATGTTCGGATCGTCCTGCGCTGCGTCGTAATACGCTTGAATCAGTTGCTTGGGCGAAACATCCATGAACTAGTCACGGTGTCAAATATCCTCCTTCTCCTCTGGCGATCCGATAAGTCCGAACATCGAAGCCAGAACGATCTGCATCGCTTCGCAGTCGGTCGCGTGGTTGTCGTTGTGGCGCTTTTTCCAGACTGCGGTTTTTCCCTCGCCGCGGCGAACCTCAGCATCGATCTGTCGTAAGTATTCACGCCCGGCATCGTCGGGAATTTCCCATGCCACGCCTTTCTGGTTTCGCAGTTGAAACAAAATATCCTTGTGCCGAAGGTTTGACCAGTAGCAGACCATCGTTTTCTTGCCGTTGGCGCTGGTAACGTTTTGGTATCGGCTGAATGCCTTGTAAATCGGTTTCCCTTGCTTCGTGGGGTGCGGGTAGCTGTCGCGGCCATCACCCCGAAGCGCGAGCCAGCCGTATTGATTGCATCGGGAGTAAACCTCGCTTGTTTGATAGCCGCAGTCGATTTGCGTTTTGCGGTTCTCCACCTTGTAAGTCTCTTGGATGACCTTGCATCGTTCCCAAGTGTCAATCTTCCCGAACCAGAGCAAGCGTGAGGATCCATCTGCTCGCCATGCCCGAATCACGCCCCAGAAGTGATCAGCCTGGCGGTCGAGCGTGAAGAATCGCTGCGCCTCGTCGTCAATCGGTTGCGCTTGGTCGTAGTCAGAAAGAAGGTAGCCGAAATCTGACAGCGTTACGCGGTTGTCCTCTTGCTCATCACTCCAGAACTCAGCCAAGCGCTTCTGGATGAACTGCCGGAGAAGATCGAGATTGCCACGGCTAACCTCGTCCATTGCTTCGCAGCGCTCAATCACAAGCCGCCAGAGCGGAAGCCGCCAGTTCGCCAGAGCGGAATAGTGGTAGCCCTTAGAATCCGGCATTCCGTCGGTCTGCTGAATGTATCTCCCCGCGGTAGCCAGTTCGCGCCGAATCTGTGGCTTGTCCTCGATGTGGTAATCGCAATCGGCATTCGAACATTTGATTCGTGCCGTCTGGGCCATCGTCACGCGATCCGCAATGGTGTCATCATAAACCACGTTCTCCCATCGCCAGCCCTGCCATGTCTGGCACGATGGGCAGCAGAATGAAAACTCATGCTGCGAAGTCGCTGCCCATTTTTTATGCCAGTCATCGCCGACATATCCGCCTTGGCTTAGAAGGTAGAACTGTCGATTCCAGCGGTCGTGAAGTCGCCCCTGAGCCTCGCGGATCATGCCCTTGTCCCATGTCCAGACCTCGTCACAGAGAACGCGCCGCATCGACTTTGCTTGGAGTCCTGAGATGTTTGCCCCTGTCAGGAACATGCTCATGTGCGGGAAAATGATCGCGTCCTTCCGTAGCTTGTGCCGATGCTTTCCAGTTGGAAGCAGTCCTGCCGTCTCTTTCGTGTTCCGCAGCGTGTGCTGCATCCGTGTCTCTGCCCAGTCCTTAATGTCGGCATCGGTCTGCCCCACGATCATCGTTCCTCCTGGGTCTTCGGAGATGACGAACGAAAGTGCCGCCTCAATCATCGTGGTTTTTCCCGTGCCAACTGGCGCGAGCAAGCAAACTTCTTTCGCGTCAATATCGGCGAACGCGTCCAGCGGTTCTCGGAGCCATGGCGCTGAGTCTGCTTGGTAGGTCGGTGACAGTCCCTCATAGAGCGCCACCCTGCCAGTTGCCCACTCGCTTGGAGGCATCTTCACCGGTGGACGGCACGCGGAGCGGAAGGCATCGAATAGTATTTCAGTCTTATCTTTCATCCTGCCATAATTCCGCCTCCCTTTCGCTTAGTTCATTCAGCAAAGTCTCCGCTGCCTCTCCGATGATCTTTGCCATCCGGCTGGGTGACTGCCCCTCCAATGCAGGAGGAAGGTCGGCTTGCATCCGCATGATACCAGCACGGATGATGCTGCCCAGCTTTGTGAACGCTTCCTTTACGTCCAGCATCGAGATGTATGATGCGTTCAGCACCTCCAGCTTCTGGGCCGAAAGCAAACCGTCGATCTGAGTCTTGAGCCGCTGCGCTTCGTTGCGGTCGATCGTGTGCAGCAGTTGGTTTTTGAGCGTCTCGATGTCAACGTTCTCCTGGGCTTGCTCCACGCCTAGCCAGTCAAGATTCAGCGTGCGCGTTCGATTGCCAACTTTGCGCACATGCTCACGCAAAGCGTCATCGTCGTAGATGTCCACGCCGTTTCTCTGGTAGATCCGCAATGCTGAAATGCTAATACCAGTTTTTTGTGCGACCGCGTCCATTCTGGCAGCGTCGTTCACAAAAGGACGAAGTTTTTTGGCTTTAGGCACAGGCTTGTTGTAACTTTATTGCAATAAATGGCTGATTTTTCCAAAGGGCGATGAGCCCGACACCGCGTGAGGCTGAAAAATCAATAGATTCCTTGCCGGGGGTAGCTTTTGAACAGTGTTCACGCCTCTGCCTTAGTGATCCGCTCATAGATCTCCACGATCGGTTTGAGTTGCTCTGCCACCGCAATCCGCTGCGTCTCGTCCCAACTGCTAGGCGGGGTCTGTTTAATCATCTCGCTAAAGTGTCCAGTGAGCTTGCCAGTCCACGCGATCCACTGAGGAGTAACGTTCTTCATTGGTTTCTGCTCGGACTGGGTAGGCTCGTCTGTCATGCCGAGGAGCGCAAAGAATCGATGGTCGATTGCGTTCTCTGGTCGCTTGCGATACGTCGCCTCAATCGAGAGGTATGCGGCGATTTGTTTCTGCGTAAGTGTCGGACAATTGTCACGAAGCCATGCAATTCGTTCTCCCTTGCTGACTTGTCGGATGTGTCCGCCAATCTCGACGCTGGCCATCATGGCGGTGTTGATCGCTTGGCTTGCGCCTTGCACGGATTCTAAGACGGTTTCATGCAGCGTGTTGATTCGCTGCGCCGTTGCTGTGGATAGTTCGCTATTCATTTCATGTAGGTTGATGGTGGTATCTGCGCCGCTTTGCAAAACTCAGTGGCGGCATTGGAGATTGTAGCCCGGCTGACTCGCATCGACGCGGCGACTTCGCTCATCGACTTGCCGGCGCAGTATGGATGACCCAGAGCGAACATCACGCCCCAGGCTTTTACCTGTGATTCCGCTGTCCATGCGACCGCAAGATGCATAACGCGCATCATTGCGAGTGCGCATTCACGGTAGACATGCGAAGGAGAATCCGCAATGTCGCTTGCTTGGCTGGCTTGCCAAGCCTCGAATGCCTGCTTGTCGCCGATATTCATATGAGGATGACTATGATGTTTTTCGGATGTTGGCAAGGAAAAAGTTCATTGGTGAGCTAATTTAATTTTACAGGCTCGGATTCAAGTGCGTCAATACTAAATCGCGTCATAAGTTCGCCACATAAACCCTGCACCCATCGCGTCTGCCGATCTGCTGGATCTTGCCCATCGCCTTGAGTTCTGAGATACGCCCAGAAATCGCGTTGAGAGGCGATTCTAGCCACTCTGCGACCTCTTTGCTTGTCATCCCATTAGGATGGCGCAAAAACGCGCTGAGCACGTCATTCTGGCGATTTGCTAGGTTCTCTAGGATTGTTTCGTATGCAGCGGTCGATTCCGCGTTGCCGCCGTGTTTATTGGATGTGATGTCTTTCATGGCTTTTCAACGTCATAGTAAATTCCCGTGAAATCCGCTTCTGGATGATGGGTTGCTAAATCATTTTCCAAATCGCTTTTGAGATGCATTAAAACCTCTGACAGCTTAGATGCGTAGCGTCCAGCCCTAGAGCTGCGCCCGCATTTATTCATGATTTCGCAAATGTATGGCGCAAATCTTTTGTCTCTCAATAGATTGGCAATGTCTCTGTGTTGTTGTATCGTTAATGGTTGTCTTTTCATATTCGTTTTCGTCTTAAGTATTCACCCTGCCGCCGCTCACCAAATCATTTGAGGGCGACAGGGCTTGCTATGTTCCCGGTCAGCACTCGCTGGGGGAAATTATCGTGGCGCCGCGGATCTCGCTCGGAGTCGCGAACGTCGGGAAGAATGCGTGGTATGCGGTGTCCTCAGCCAGTGCCGCGCTCCAGTCGCACATCGACTCGGTGGCGATCTCCACGTCGTGACGCTCGCACAGGTCTGCCAACTCCGCGACAAAGCGCGTGATTCGTTCTTGCTTAGTCATCGGAACCTCCTTTTACTGCGGCAATCGCTTTGCGTAGTGCGCCTATCATCTTGGCTGTTGGCTCTAGCTCTTTCCAAGTCGGAGCGTCCCAGCGATCGACGACTGCTTGGGCTGCGTCTACCAGCGTGTCACGTTGTTGGCGCGCCTCGGTAAGCTCGCGTTCGAGTTGCTCGATCTGTTCTTGTTGTTGCAGTTCCAGATCCGTAGCGTCTCGCCATGCTCGCGTGTCCGTGCATTTTCGCCCAGAAGTGTAAGGCACAACTTGGTTGCTTTCGTTTATTTCGTATGTATCACTCATGGCTCCCTCCTTTCAGTGCCGCGCTAGCGATCAGATAAGGATTGTAGCCCATGCGGTGCAGACCTTCCTCGTTCTGCATGATTTCGCGCAGGGCGGCTGCGTAGGTGTCGCGCTGATAGCGCATCTCTGAGAACTCGCTTTGCAGGTTGAGAATCCGCTTCTGAGGTTCAGCGTAGCCAGTGCCGAGGCAGTCTGGGCAGTCGCGCTTGTGTAGATCGCCTTCGATCATCCCGCAGCCAACGCAGGATTCACAGAGTGCCAGTGCATAGCGTGCGCTCATGGCTGACCTCCTTTCAGCAGAGCGTTGCGGTGTTCGCTGCCGTGCGTATCGCGTCCGTCCAGATCGGTCGGAGGCAGGTCAGCGCCGGGTGATTCCTCGCGATCCAGCCGCAGCAGGTTCGAGATGCAGAGAGAAATTGCCAGAGCGCCGAGGAAGGCGCTGCTAGCTACGATGATGTCAAGGAGTGATAGTATGGTCATAATGGTGTAGTTTCGTTTGATATGTCGGTCACGC